TAAATCACCATATATACCAAGGTTTGTCTAGTCTCAAATCAATTTAACTTGTTCTTAAATACAGATTCAATCAACCCTGTTATGATAACAAGGTCTTGAAAGACAAACCTCTAAAAACATTACAAAGGTATTTTTCAAATGAAAGCAATCGCACTTGCCGCACTGGCAGCATCTGCACTGGCGACACCTGCCCTTGCAGGACCCTATGTGGAGTCCAAGCATGAATTTAAAGGAACTGATGAAGACTTCTCTAAGCAAGTTCATCAGGGGCGCGTTGGATATGAAACTAAATTGGGTAAAGCAACTCCTTACATCGAAGGTGGTGTAGGTCGTGCCGTTCCCGATGCTGGTGAAGGTGAAACCTTCTATGCACTCGAAGTTGGTAGCAAACTGAAAGTCACTGACAGTCTGTCTGCCTATGCTAAGTACGAGAACATCTTCCAAGAAGATGACACTCGTGACTGGAAAGTCGAACTCGGCACCAAGTACAAGTTCTGAGGTACTGACATATGAAACTCAAAGCAATCGCTGCTGCCGTCATGGCAGCACCCCTGGTGGTAGCATGTGGTTCCACTGAGAGTGCTAAGGAACCATACAGACTGAATGGTGCTGGTGCTACATTCCCTGCTCCTTATTACAATTCTGTCCTTGGTAATCTTGCTAAGGCAACTGGCAACCAAGTTAACTATCAAGCAGTTGGTAGTGGTGCTGGTGTCCGTCAGTTCAAAGCAAAGACTGTTGACTTTGGTGCCAGTGATGGTGCTGTGTCTGATGCCAAGCAACCTGCTGAAGGTATGGTTCACATCCCCATGACTGGTGGTGCTATTGTTCCTGCCTACAACTATCCTGGTTGTGATGCTAAGATGACTCAGACTCAACTTGCTGATGTCTTCCTTGGCAAGATCACTAACTGGTCTGCTTTCGGTTGTGCTGATAAGCAGATTCTGACTGTTCATCGTTCTGATGGTAGTGGAACTACCAAAGGTTTCACTAACTCCCTGTCTGCCTTCTCTCCTGAGTGGAAGAAGACTGTAGGAACTGGTAAGTCTGTCCAATGGCCTGTTGGTGTTGGTGGTAAAGGCAACTCTGGTGTTGCTGGCACTATCAAGAATCAGGTTGGTGCTATTGGTTATCTTAACTATGGTTATGTCACTGGTGGTAAATTCCAACAGGTTGCACTTCAAAACAAGGCAGGTAACTATGTCACAGCAAATGCTGAAACATCTGCAGCAGGTCTATCACAGATCGTCCTGGACGATCAGCTTCGTGGTGCTGACGCTAACCCTGCTGGTGCCAATGCATACCCTATTGTCTCCCTTACTTGGATCCTAGCGTATCCTGAGTATGAGAAGAATGATGATGTGAAGGACATGCTCCGCTGGATGCTGACGCCTACTCAACAGCAGAAGGCAGACGCTCTTGGTTATGTTCCTCTGCCTGAGGAGTTGCGTCAGAAAGCACTCGCTGCTGTTGAAACTCTGAAATAATCTAATTGGGGGGTGTAACAACCCTCTTTTTTATTTCTTACCATAAATAGTTTGAAAAGGGTTATGTCAGTAACACCAGCGAGAAGTATATCAGCACAGCAACTAGAGAATAGAAACTATTTGTCTGGTGTTGGTTTTAAATTTTCTATTAATAGAGCACCCTACGTATCCTTTACAGGTAATCAGGTCAATATCCCTGGATTATCTTGTGGGTTTGCAGAGCAACCAACATATCTTAAGAACATCCCCATTCCTGGTGACAAACCAGTATTTGAGGATTTGACTGTAAATTTTTTGGTTGATGAAGAACTCCTCAATTATATGGAGATACAAAATTGGTTGAGGGGTATAAACTATCCAGAGAGACTCGCAGAGATTCACGAGTATCAGAGAGACGGTCGAGATTATACTGGATTTACAGATCAAAACAATTTGTACTCTGATGCTACACTTATTGTGTTAAATAGTAAACAACTTGGTCAATTCCAGGTTAAGTTTGAAAATTGCTTTCCTTATGCATTAGGTCCAATGCAATTGGATGCAACGGTCGAAGATTATCAATACTTTACAGCAGAGGTATCTTTCAAGTATACTATCTACAATATATTTGACATGAAAGGCAAGCGACTATGACCTTTGATCTTGCAAAGATCCAAGAGATGTGGACGAAGGACTCAGTTATTGATCCCGATAACTTACATAATGAATCGCTAAAGATACCATCACTACATGCAAAATACTTTGATATTTACAACAATGTTCTTTTGCTTAGAAAAAAAGCAGATCAACAGAGAAAAAATATCAGGCATGAGCGGTATGAATACTTTGCAGGTAAAGCAGATCCTGACGTTTATGTAGAGAATCCTTTTCCTAAAAAGATCAGGGATAAAGACACCATGCAAAAGTATCTTGATGCTGACGAAAAACTATCGGCGTCATCACTCAAGATTGATTATTATGATGTGATGCTTGCATACTTGGAGGATATTATCAAACAAATCCACCAACGCAACTATCAAATAAAGAATGCAATTGAGTTCAATCGATTCATCGCAGGATTAGGTTAAATGGAAAATACTCCAAATGAACCTGACTATACATTAGATCTAAGTGTACAAGATGTTAGACTATTGCATTACAGTGTTCAGGAGGCAATTAAATACTGGCCAGGTGCCCCTGCAAGACCCCTTGAAGAGCAAGAGCACCTTTGGTATATGAGAGACTGTCTTAACAGGGTTCTACTCGATTATAGTTTTCATAACATTGATTGCGACAGGGACTAAATACTCATATGACATGAGTATTTTTGATGGCAGATTTGGTTATATCAAAATCAAATGAGGTCTTTCTGAAGATTAAGGCAGAACCTCATGTTGATTATGAACTGCGAGACTATTTTAAGTTTGAAGTTGAATCAGCAAAGTTCATGCCTCAGTATCGTAAGAGGCATTGGAACGGGGAGATTCATCTGTATAATCTCAATACAAAACAAATATACGTTGGACTCTTAGATAAACTTGTAAGTTTCTGTGAGAATCATGGTTACACCTATGAGTTCCAAGACAACAAATATTACGGACTTCCATTTGAATGCAATGAGATAATCTCTCGCGATGGTGTTAAAGACTACATGAAGTCTATTTGTAGTCACACTCCCAGAGAATATCAGATTGATGGGGTGTACGATGCGTTAAGACATAACAGAAGGTTATTAATATCTCCCACTGCAAGTGGTAAATCTCTGATGATTTATTCGCTCGTAAGGTTTTATACTGCCAAGAAACAAAATATCCTGATAGTTGTTCCGACGACAAGTCTTGTAGAACAGATGTATAAAGACTTTGAAGATTATGGTTGGGATGCTCAATCATATTGTCACAAGATTTATTCAGGAAGAGAGAAGGTTACGGACTTACCAGTAACGATTACAACTTGGCAATCGGTCTATAAGTTACCCAAGTCATTTTTTGAAGACTATGATGTAGTTATAGGGGATGAGGCACACCTATTCAAGAGCAAGTCTCTGGTGTCCATTATGACCCACCTACACCATGCTAAGTATAGATTTGGGTTTACTGGTACTTTAGACGGCACACAGACGCATAAGTGGGTCTTAGAGGGATTGTTTGGTCCTGCATATAAAATCACTCGTACTGCAGAGTTGATGGAAAAGGGTCATGTGTCAAAACTTGACATCATGTGTTTGGTTTTAAAACACGTTCCTCAAAAGTTTGATGCTTATGAAGATGAGATACAATATCTTATCCAACATGAGAGAAGAAATAAGTTCATTGTAAATCTTGCTAAAGATTTAAAGGGTAACACTCTAATCCTTTATAGTCGGGTTGCCACACACGGTGAGGTAATCTTCAATCTTCTAAATAAATGTGTAGACGAGAATCGAAAAGTATTCTTTGTCCATGGTGGAGTAGACGCAGAGGAAAGAGAAAGGATTAGAGATATCACCGAAAGGGAGGACAATGCTATCATAGTTGCATCATACGGCACTTTCTCTACAGGTATCAACATCCGCAATCTACACAACGTAATTTTTGCCTCACCCTCTAAATCGAGAGTCAGAAATCTTCAAAGCATTGGTCGTGTACTTAGGAAGGGTAAAAACAAAACTAAAGCAATGCTTTACGATATTGGCGATGACTGCACCAAAAATGAAAGAAAAAATTATACTTTAAATCATCTCATTGAGCGTATTAAAATCTACAATGAAGAGAAGTTTAATTATGATATACTGTCCATCGACTTAAAAAAATGATTGAAGACGATTTCTATTCAACGATTAAACTAAAATCAGGTGAAGAAATCTTTGCGCGTGTTGCTGCCTCAGAAGAGGATGATAGAACTATGTTAATACTGGACCATCCAGTTACCATTGAAAGCGTAGAGAGAAATGGAAACCTTGTTGGTTATAAACTTGAACCCTGGTTAAAGACTACCTCTGAAGAAACCTTTGTAATCGATTTAGACAACGTTATGTTGATGTCTGAATCAAGTGATATTGATATCATTGAGATTTATCAAAACTTTGTAAGGTCATTCAATCGATTAAAAAAGCCAGGAGAACATCCTAGTATAGATAGGAGAATGGGATATCTCTCCAGTGTTAAAGACGCAAAACAATTACTAGAGAAAATCTTTAAACAAGACTCTGCGAACAAAGACCTTAGTAAAGACTCTTAATTAAAGATATATCTCATCTATCAACCCTAACAAAGGTATTCTACTTGTAATTGTTGAATGAGTCAAGCTTGTTGATTTTATTATTAAATGCTATACTATGTTCATATGATGATATAGTAAAACTTATGTTAGGAACTACGATGCCCAAAAGAAAAAGGTCAGAGCACTATGTAAACAATAAAGAGTTTCTTGCTGCTCTCATTGACTATCGACAAGAGATTGAGATTGCAAAAGCAAAGGACTTGCCACGACCACGTATCCCAAGGTACATTGGTGAATGCTTTCTAAAGATTGCAACCCACCTCTCATACAAACCAAACTTTGTAAACTACATGTTCAAAGAGGACATGATTAGTGATGGTATTGAAAACTGTGTTCAATACATTTACAACTTTGACCCTGAGAAATCTAGGAACCCATTTGCATACTTTACTCAGATTATCAACTATGCTTTTCTGAGACGGATTCAGAAAGAAAAGAAGCAGATGGAAATCAAGGCAAAGATTATTGAGAAGAGTGGATTTGAAGTTGTGTTCTCTGAGGACGGAGATGTTGACGGATACACTTCCTCTGAGTACAATTCAATCAAAGATAGCATTTCCTCTAAACTACGTAATTGATGAAAGTTTCAATAATTACCGATACTCACTGGGGAGCAAGACGAGGGTCAAAACTTTTCCAGGAGTATTTTGAA